TGGTTGTGGTCTGGGTGTCCCCCGCCACCAGCGCTTCGATGGCGTCGCTGCCGTTGTACAGCGCGTCCCGCTGATCCATCTTGGCCACCTGCTCGCTCCACACCTTATCGCTGGCCGCCAGCCGTTCCTGCCAGAGCGCCAGCTTCTGCCGGTCGGTGGCGCCCGTCTTTTTCGTTTCGCTCATGGTTCCTCCTTATCCTCCGGGCTTGCCCCAGAGCTTTACCATCTGTTCCCGATCCTCCCGGGATGCCTTCCGGTAATCCTCCAGCATATCCTTCGTCCAGTGAGTGCTGCCGGAGCCGGACTTCAGAAGCCCGGTGGTCTGCTGGCAGCGGATGTGGTGGGCGATGGCCAGTGCCATTACCAAATCGTCGTGTTCCCCCTCTTCCGCCTGTGGACGGAAGTTCTCGTTGTAGACGAAGGTCAGCATCTCTCCCAGGGTGTCGAAATCTGCTATGGTCTGCAAATTGTTCTTCGCCACATCTTTCAGCCCATCGATGATCAGAGGCCGGGACACGGAATTGGTCTGAAAACCAAAGGCATCCGTCAGCCGCCCCGTGAAGTCGTCCAGCACCTTTCGCACGTAGAATCTGGTGTAGCCCAGCTCCTGCATACACATCTGGGGGTATGTGGAGTAATTGGTCTCAATGCCCACAAGAGCCTTGTTGTAATACATTCCCAGGCAGTAGAGCTGTTCTGAGAACGCACGTTCCCCTGTCCTGTGGTGAAGTACCGCCACCTGTTCGCCTGTCCGGTTATCCAGCACCTGGGCAGCGAAGCAATCTGAGCCGGTGCCGGCGGTATCCGCGCCGATGACATAAGGCACCTTCCCCTCCGGGTGCTTCCGGATCCGCAGTGGCCCTCCGGAGTCCACCTCCCACCGGTAAGCGCCGATCTTTCCGGTGATGGTGTATTCGATCCGGAATCGTCCCCGCTCCCATTGGCCGTCCTGTACCTGCTTGCGCCGCAGCACAATCGCTTTCTTGTCGAATACGCAGGCGCCTGTGGCAATAAACGCTTCGTCCGGTGTGGCCGGATACTCCTGATGAAACTTGATCAGGTCACCGCCGCAGTTGATCTCGATGCACCAGCGCCGCCAGGCAAGTTGCTCATCATCCAGGTCAAACGTCTGTGCCAGCTCCTGCTCTTCCAGTGTCCGCTGGAACCCCGGCGGCACCGGCCTGCGGTATTCCTCCATCTCGAACCAGGCGAAGAATACCGGAAGAAAGCCGTCCCGCCCTGTTCTCTGGTTTTCCACCGCCTTGTCCCACTGTTTTTTGAATTCGTCATAGCCGTTGGCTGTGGATTCGATGATGACCAGCGTCCCCGGTCTGTCAGGCACAGCCTGCATCAGACCGATCAGGGTGGCCAACTTGTCCCCCGGCCAGAAGGCGAACTCGGAAAGGTGGGCTGCCCGCAGTGTGTAGCTTCGTCCGATGCCCTCGCCGCCTGCTGTGGTGCAGCGGATCCGGCTGTTCAAGCCCTTCGCGCCGCCCTTGTACTTGGCAGGTCGGTCAAAGACCAGCTCCTGAGCGTTGGAGGATCTCTGCATAGGCTTCAACCGCTCCGGAAGATTGTCCAGAAACCGCTTTGACATCTGGAACAGGTTTCTTGTTGCCTCCTGGGTGTGGGCAACGATCATGCACTCGCAGTTGCAAGCGGTCACCGTCAGCCAGAAGATCACCGCCTCCGTCAGTGTGGAGAACCCCATTTGTCTGGCCTTCAGGATGATGATCCGCACCGGTTTCCCTGCTGCCCACTGGCTTTTGATGGCGTCATAGAGCCGCTGCTGAGGCTGATTCAGCCGGAATGGGATCATCTGTCCATCCTTGTCCCGGATCTTCAGAAACCGGGTGATAAAAGCCAGACAGTTCAGCAGCAGATTCAAAACCGCTGCCCCCCATCTTCCTCAGCCATGCGCTGGAGGTAGCTTTCCAGAGAGTCGCTGCTCACTTCCATCCGTTCCCGGTAACCGTAGTTGTTCTCCAGATTGAAGATGATCCCCTTCAGGTCCTTGCCCGATCTGACCAAAAGCTGCATTTCGTTCCATGCGCGCATACGCCCCCGCGCCCGCGCTATCGTCCCCAAAAACTCCGGATGCTTCGATGCGTCGCAGTAGTTGTTCCAGGTGCTTTCCGAAATTCCGAGATAGGTGTACAGACCATATACCGACGGCGGCACGATGTACTCCGTCACCTTCACTTCTTCGCCCAGGGCGTTGATCACCGGCACGTCCTCGAAGATCATGTGTCCTTTGTCATCCCGGGTTCCCGTGGGCTTCTTCTCTGTCACCGTCACGGTTCTGGTGATGGATTTGAAATATTTCTCCACCGCTCTGTCGAATTTTTTCGGATCTGTGTATTTTCGCGGCGCACCCATGGTTTCCCCTCCTTTGGCTGCGGAGGGTACAGGCACCCTCCTGTCCTTATACCCACAGTAGCAAAAAATCCCGACGTCTAGCCGTCATCTTTTCCGGACATAAAAAATACGGCAGAGCGGATATGTCTGCCGTATGCACGCAGCGCCCATGCCGTAAGACATGAGCGTGCTATTCTTTTTTCAGGGCGCTGCCCCCCTGTCATCAAGAGAATTCCTTCAGGCAGAATCTCCGGCCTACCATCCCCTTGTCATTGCGAGGAGAGGCAACGCCCCGACGTGGCAATCTCCCGGGGGATAACCCCCCTCCGCCCTCCTGCCGGATGGTTCCAAAACTTTACACATTTACAAGGCGAATCCCGGACGCCTTATGGGGCGTCTTTTTTTCGCTTATTTGTTCGCTTTCTTTTCTCCGGTTCCACCACATATTTATAGCAGCAGTAAGCGTACTTCGTGCTGTCAACATCCACCAGAACGTATCCTTTCGGCGCTCTGGGCGGCCGGCTGGGGCTGTAGCCTTTGGGTAGCCGAACCTCTGTGACTTTCTCCCGGTCGGGCTTTCTGGCGTTCCGGGTGGCATAGTACCGGTGTCCTCCCTGTTCCTTCGTCCAGTGGTCAAAGAGGTAGTTGGCAATTCCGGTATAATCCCTGCCGTGATCCTTTCCCTGATACCAGCAGTGTTCCCGCAGATGCTCGATCCGCACCACGGTTCCGTACTTCCATTTCTCCCGGAGTATTTCCTCCGGAACCCCTTCGCTTACCATGTGGAAATGGATCCGGTTTGTTGCTTTTCCCCGACCCATATAAAGGAAGATCACCGCCTCCGGGCAGGCCCTTTTCAGCGCCCTTACAAATCGTCTGCGAATGATCTTTGCTTCCTTGAATGTATGTACCTCGTTTTCATCGTCAAAGGTGTATGTGCCGTACAGACTGCTGGGGGAGAAGTTGGCGTGGAACAGCAGATTATGGTTTCTCCGGCTGATGTTTTCCTTGTGCTTCTCGTAGGCAGCTTCATCCTGGAACCGGTCTTTTTTCTTCCGGTCAGGGTCATAGTCCTGAATGTTGCCCACACCATCCGGCACATTGTATACCTGCTGGATGCAGATCGCTCCGGCGAAGATCCGCCGCTTTACCGTCATAGCCATATAACTTCCTCCCTCTTTTGAATTTCCACAAAGGTCACCCGCCACGAATGATCTTTGTGCAAATCCAAAGGCATTGCCCGGAGCACCCCTCCGGGCTAGATCAGTTTTGAAAACGCAATGTAGTACCGCCGTACCGCCCTCTGAAGGGTGGACTCGGAGACGTAGTGCTTCGCGCATACAGAAGTAATGCCGAGTCCCGTGGTGACAAACTCCAGCAGCGCCTGATAGTGTTCTCCCCCAGCCTCCATGCAAAGTCCCTCGATCCTCCGCTTCTCCCGTTCCGTCAGCCGACGGTACCGCTTGGAATAAAAATAGATGTACCCCTGATCGTCATAGGATACTTCCGGTATACTCTTTTTGATCCGGAACACAGTCCGCCCTCCCTCCTTTGGATAGTCTGTCAGGGTGCCGCGGTCCACGGCACCCTGTATGGCTTATTTTTTGCGGTGCTTTCCGGTTTTTTCCGCCCGGTATTCGTCACAGATCCGCTCCCGCTGTTCCTTCGTGGTGTCCGCCACCAGTTTTCCATAACTGTAATCCGGACGGTTCATCGCCTTGCCCCGGCGCTCCGCCTCCACCGCCAGAGCGTCAATGGCATAATCCTCCGGCAGCTTAGACTTCAATGCAGACATTTTCCCACTTCCTGTAGGCATCCAGATACAGTTCCTTCCTGTCGCCGTTGTAGGTCAGCTCATAATACATCCCGTCAAAAAGTGTGGTGCTGACCATGGCCTTGCTGTTCTGGAGCGTCTTGCACATCCAAACGATGAATACATCCTCTTCCGAGATCTGATGTCCGTCAGACTTGTCCAGCCGGGCATTCACATACCGCGCCACACTTTCCTTGGCCAGTTTCATAAATTCCTTCTCGTTCATTTTTCTCCCCCCTTATTCCACAATCTGCCAGTCATCCGCCAGCATATCCGCCTGACTTGCCAGCCAGCCCATCTGGCTGCCCGATGTGCCCACGAATACCAGTGCCTTGTTGCCAATCGCCGCGTGCATGGCGTTGAACACCAGTCCCTCCGGATTCATCCAGGAGATGTTGGAACCCAGCACCACATACTGTCCCTTGCCGTTCCAGCCCTTCCGGGAGATCTTCTTTCCCAGCTTCGCCGCCTCAATGGCCAGACCGAAGGGCAGCCCCGTGGTTTCCCGGTATGCCTTCTCAAAGACCGCCTGAGGGCTCCAGCTTTCGTACCCATCCTCATAGACCACCCGGTAGCCCATGTCTACCGTATCGCTCACCCCGGGCAACGGGTTATTCCGCAGCGGCACGATCCGCACGCCCCGCTTGCCATCATCCATCCGAAGCGCCGGCTCCGCCTGTACTAGTTTCGTTCCGATGTACTGCTTCATTTTTTGTATCCTCCTTAAAGTCGCCACACATGATAAAAAAAGGTGTTTTATTGAATTGTTTCCCACAAGGTTTGCTCGTTCCATGCCCATGAGCGCATCGTCCGCAATCGACAGGATACGTTATCCCTTCATTCCAGTCCGCATGTGCTTCATAAAACCCCTTGAACCTCGTTGCGCACCCACATCGGTTGCACCGGAAAGAATACAGTTTGTCTCTCATCTGCAGTTCCGGTATAGATTCTCCGCATACATAACAAGAATTCGTTTTCATCAGATCTGCTCCCAGTAATGCTCTGTAAATCCAGTGACCGTGTTTATCCCGAAACGGATCAACGATTCGAGCCTCCATTTTAGGCACTGTTACCTGCCGGGATACCCATTCCATATACCGCTTATGGAAGTCATCCTGAAGAAGTGACGAGCTGGTGTTCAATGTAACAGGTTTCGCATCAAACCTGATGATTTCTTGAGCGATTTCCGAACTGTCCGCTTTCTTTTGTGTGTAGGTGCGCCGGGCATCCTCGAACCGGATTCGTTCCTTCTCAGCCTGTTGCTGCAGAAGGTTCATCACCCGTTCTTCATAAATCAGACCCTTGCAATGCAGCCATGCGATAACCGTTTCTGGATACGGCGCAGCATTGCGTTCCTTTGCCCATTCCATGAACAATGCCGCCAGCTGCTTCCTCTGTTTGTAGAATAGCATTTCCTTCCGCCTTCTTTCAGTCATCCTGCAGCCGGGTGATCACTGCGATCACGCACCGGTTCAGATTCCCCGCCACCCAGAGTAGTACCCGCCATATGCTGTCTGTCTCTAGGATCCGCAGCTCCCCGCCCCGTTTCTCCTTCCATCCGATCTGCCAGACCTTCGTTTCCCGTTCCACAGCGTCCTCATTCCTCCTCACTTCCACGGGCATTCTCCCGGCCCTGCAACGCCCTGGCATTCATCCCACCGGAGGCATTTTTCGCAAGGTGCTTCCGGTGCATCACATCCGCCCGGATCCGGATCAGCTCCGGAAGGCATAATCTTTTCCAGCACCTGAGATACCACCTTGTCCCGCATCCCCTCCGGCATCCGATGTACTTCATACCGAAGCCCTCCCATCAGGGTTCCCCTGCGTATTTGCCGAAGTCCCGGTTCTCCCGTTCCTCCAGCAGCCATTCGATCAGATCCGCCGCCCTTACACAGTCGTTGCAGATCCGGCTGTAGTTCTGCGTTTTTCCCTCCACATGGTTCAGATAATGTCGCCGCAGCCGGTCTGTCAGTTCCATTATCTCCGCTGAGGTCATTCTCTTTATGCATTCCGGTTCCTGTTGGTTCGTTTCTTCCTCACGGTTTTTCTCCATCTTTTTCCGATGTTCCGCCTCGATTTCCCGTCCGATCAGAGACGCCGTGTGCTGCAGATCCTCACCGACCGTACCACCCAAGCCCAGACCGATTCCCTCGATCCTGCCGAGGGCCCTGTTGATTTTCGACATATCCATTATGCTGTTACCTCCGTTTCTCTCGCCGTTTCCAGAGCCGCCAGGATCCCCGTCCTGACTGCGCCCCGGTATTGCCTTGCTTCCATGGTCAGATTTCGGATAATCGCCGCCTTCATGGCAGCAGCCCCTTCCCGGTACCCGTGGAGGTAGCTTCCGTCCGCCGGCACATTCTGTATCGGCGCCGTCACCCCGGATGCCGCCACTGCCTTTCGGATCTCCCGCAGGCATCCTTCTCCCAGCCCCCGCAGGCA